TATGTTAGGCGGCGAGGAGAAGCGGAAGGTGAATAGATTCGAAGCCACTAGCATCTCAAATGGGAGAGCACCGAAGCGGACCGTCGTCGAGAAGAAGCTGCGCAAAGTCGCTGCTTGGTCATCGGTCAAAGTAAGCGTAAATGAGAAAGTTGAAGTCGGCGCGGTACTCGCCGGGCGAGCTTCAGGAGGCCCGGCTGAAAACTGACTAGTAACTAGATTATCAGGCAGGGTCTCCGTGAAGTTGCCTAGTGCCGGCGCCGGTAAACTACTTGGCCAGGTGATTGTCAAGGTCTCTCCTTTCTCTTTCCTCGCGCTCGAATTCCAGAGCTTTCATCTTTAGCCTTTTCCAGAGCAAGTATTCTTCCGATGCTGTCTGCGCATCGTCGAAAATTCCGATATAGATTTTCTTACCTTGATAGCTTATTTGAGCTTGAAAGCGATTTCTACTTTTAGATACACCGACGGGAAGGTTGCTTTTCTTTCTGCAAGGGCGTTGATTAATCCTCTGTTCCTCGCACGTCCCCCAGCGGCAGTTGCCCGGTTCATAATTTCCATCGTTATTGATTCTATCTATTGAATAATTAGGTCCAGGCTTCGGGCCCATGTCCTTATAGAAATTCTCGAAGCTATCTTTCCATCGGTCACATACCTTTATTCCACGGCCGCCATAATCTGAATACTGTTTATATTTTCTATTTAGGCAGCGGGTTTTCAGGTTCTGCCAGCACCGATACTCAGCCGAGCCCTCTTGTCCATGCGTTGTGACCGCTTCCTTTTGGCCGCAGCCGCATGAGCGGGATTTACCCTTTCTAAGATTAACTGCGAGAAGAAACAACACTTCTCCACAATCACAGTCGACTTCACAGTAAAGATTATTTTGTTTTCTCTTCACTCCGCCCGAACGAAGCTCACTTCGTCCCGTAGTAACTAATCTCCCGAATCTAGTTCCTGGTGGTATTTCTTTTCTTGGCATAATGCATTTCCTCTAGGTTGAAAGTCTTCCTTTAGTCTTTTAAGCATTTTACGATGCTCTCCTTCGCGCGGTCAAATTCGATGTTAGTGACCGACTGATGTTCCCATTCCGTGCTATGTCCCGCGAAATCACGTCCTCGACGATGGTCCGAATGACGCGCTGTCCGTCCGGTCCTGTAGTCTCCTCTTGCCGAGTGGTCGAATTGCTAGAGTTGTTGATGACTTGGACGATCACGGGTTGTCCCCCTCCAATAGCATTGCGTGTGCCGGCGCGACTCAACACATTCGCTGGTCCGCTCACCAGCTCCGGCCCAGCCTCCCCGACCACACGGATTCCGCCTTCAGGGATTTTCCCACCTAGCTGGGCTCCAGCCCCCGCAGCCGCACCGCCAGCCCCCCCGAACGCGCCCGAAAGAGCGCTGCCAAAACCACTGAGCCCGCTTAGCACTGCCTTCAGTAACAGAGCTTTTATTATCATCGCGCTAAATTGCTTAATGACGTCCTTGGCAAGCAGTTTCATAGAGTCACCGAAATCCTCGCCTGCAAAGAGCGAATCAACGAAGCTGTCAGCCACTTTGCTTATCGAGTCGGACAATAAATCGGCAAAAGCGATAGTCTGTGTTAGTTTGTCATTAACTTTCTCTTTCAGCGAGTCCCCAAAATTCGCGGCTGCTGCTGCGAATCGGTCGAAGATGTTTTTGCTTCCGCCGCTGCCTCCTCCGCTGCCTGAATCTGCTTTAGGAGCTGCTGGGGCTGATGCCGCACCTCCTCCAGTTCCGCCGCCGGCCCCCGCTCCCGCTCCTCCAGCTGCTCCTCCGCTAAACAGGAGGGCTTGCAACTCGTCGATTCTCGCCTGTAGACCTGCCTTAACATCGTCTACCTTGCCGAGCCCCGCCTCCATGCCTGCGCCGATGGTGGTTGTTACAAGCTCACCCGCAGCACCAAGAGCAGCTTTGTTTTGCTCGATCGTGGCTATCGCAGCGTCTTTCGCAGCGTTCACTATCTTACCTCCGATGGGGGCGATCGCTCCAGCTACCGCCTCGACGCCCTCAACGATTTTCTCCTTGCCTTTTATGAGGGCTTGTTTGCCTGCCTCTGCTAGGTCACCGAGTCCCTTCCGGAACGCCTCTATCCGCTCCTTGTCGATGCCGAGAAACTCAAGCACGCTGAGGACCGTGTCGCCTAGCGCGATGAATTTGTCCGCGAAGAATTTGGTAAATTCGCCGAGCTTGGTCCGCACCTCTCGAAAGAAGCCTAGAATTTTTTCGTTAGTCGCGTCAAAAACACCCTTCAGGAAGTCGCCGACGCGGCCAACTGTGTCTTTGATGGCCTCCCACGCTGCTCGGAATTGGTCAGCGCCGATTCCGAACTCTTCAAGCACCTCAATGGCAAAGTTGATGCCAAAAACCACGGATTCGAGAGCGGCCACAACAACCAACACAGGTCCGGCTGCCGCCAACTGGGCAGCAGCGACTCGCGCGACAGCCACGGCTTGTTTCGCCCGGAGCTTGATGGCTGTTTGCATGACTGCGATGTTAGTGATGCTCGACAGAGTGTCGGCGTCGGTCGCTGCTTTCTTTGCCAGGAGAGCTTTGGCAGATAGGGCCGCTGTGCCTGCAAGGCGGACGAGACCCGTAGCGAAAGGCGTGACGAGAGCGCCTGCCTGTCCAAGGCCGAATAACACTGGCCCCAGTGCAGCTGCCATCCCGCTGAAAGCAAGCCCGCCCGCTACGACACTGGGATTCAGTTGGCGTATTTGTGCAGAGATACTGATAATCTTATCAAGCAGCGGAACGAGGGCCGGCAAGAGCGTCTTTCCGACGTCCGCTCCCAGGTCGCGTGTCTTGTTAGTCAGCTCGGCGAGCACATTAGATGCGTCTCTACCTGCTTGCGCTGCGGCGCCGACAGAAGAAGTAGCTTGACGGCGGACGGCTGCTAAAGCAAGCTCGGCCTTTTCCGCCTGCGATAGGTCGCTCAACTGCTCTTTGCGGCCTTGCGCGAGCAGCTCCTCTTTGAGCGTTTGCTCCGTCACCTTGATGCCGAGAGACTGGAGCGATTCGAATGAGCCCGTCATCGCTTTCGATACCGCGTTTTGGGCTTGTTCGAGGCTGACGCTTGAGCCCGCTGCCTCGGCGAGGTCGGTTGCCATCTTGACGGAGGCGATGGACAACTCGGCTGCTTGATCTTTCGCGAGGCCGAGGCCCTGGAGGACGTCCTGATTGTTCGCTGCAAAGCCCCGGAGAGCTTCGCGGGATTCACCTGTCGCGTCGGCGAAGTTCTGGAGTTGCTTTGCTGCGGAAGCTGCCGATGCTCCAAAAACCTTGCCGAAGCGCCGGTCGGTCTTGACCGCAGCGTCGCCTAACTTTAAAACAGCGAAAGACGCCGCAGCCACGGGAGCTGTGATACCGATCGAAAGCCGCTTGCCCGCCGTGCTCATCCGACCGAAAGACTTGAGCAGGCTCTTTTCAGCCGTATTAATGCCCTTTGTGAAGTCTTTTATGTCGGCTTTTAAACGAACGCCTAGGGTCTTAGTTGCCATCGTCTATGGCTCCTTGGTTGCGTGGCTTTTGTGGCCCGAAAGAGGCTTGCAGCATTTGCAGAGTTGCGAGCATCTGTTCTGCTGTTTGCTTCTTCTGTGGTTTGGGGCGATGCTCGTAAATCGGCAGAAAGTCAGCGGGGCTCAAACGCTTACCTTGCGGCCGTCCGCCCATATGGGCTAGGGAAAAACATATCTGGGCAGCCACCATGTCGACTCGCCCCATTAGGTCTGGCTCGCGAGAAAGGAACTTTCCGTAGTCCCGGAAATCCTCAAGAGTCACCTGCTCCATGAGCACGCCCACCGGGACGCCGAGAGCCAAAGACAGCCGAATCCAAGCTACTCGGTCGACGCTAAAGGGCCTTCGTCTGTCGCCTCGCCTCCACCGACCTTAAGATTGTTCAGCTTCGTCGCCGCGTCGAAGACCCTTGTCAGTGTATCTAGCGGCCACTCCTTGATGACTCTACAGTCGTCGACGCTGCGGGCATTATATACCGGTTTGTCTGTGAGAGTATCCCACAGGCTCAAAGCGACTAGCGTTACCATCCAGCCGACCCCGTCGCTGGGGTTCTTTTCGTGGACTTGTGATAGATACCAAGAATCAGCTCCAGAGAGACTACGGAGTGTAGCCGGCTCATCGACGCCGAGGTCCATCTCAAAATACTTGAAATTGTTCTTCGCGAGCGGAGCGAAGGTTGCTTTACTAGCCATGTGCTTTCCTTTCTTGTTAGTTTTTATTATGAAGTGGTGAGTGTAGGTTCGCCTGTTATTTTGAAGCCGGCCGTCGCGGAAACGATGCCGTCGGGTGCAAAGTCGTCGAGGGCGAAACTGACAGGGATTGCGGAGAATTCCCATGTCCCCGCTGCGACAACTCCGGGATCCACGACAATCTGATAGTTGACCTCGCCGCCTGCGTTCATGTCGGCGATTAGCTCCGCATGACTGGAAGCCGAGGCGTCGAAGTTGAGCGCGATCTCTACCGTGCCTG